TACCCCGCCAAACTGCGGTACAATATAAGCATAAAAGGCATTAGGAAATGGGCGCGACATAAGGTAAGACCGATATGTAGGCACTGAATATAATCAAAGACAGGGACAAATGGGAAGCGTTTTCTGCGGTACTAATGCTTTTTATAAATGGAAATCAGGAGGGATAGGAAAATGGAATCGGTAAGAGGTATATTTTGTTTGAACAGTAAATGCAAAAATTATTATGAAGATAATTGCATGAAAATTTTTGAAGATAATACAGTACATATTTCGGAAGATGGAAGATGTGAAGATTTTGAAAAGGGAAAATACATAGGTTACAGTGACAGTCCTGAACCGATAGGAGAACAGCCATGACACAATACCAATGGGTACTCTGCCCCATCTGCGGAGGAAAAACCAGGACGAAAATCAGACCGGACACGGAGGCGAAAAATCTCATTGTGTTCTGCCCGAAGTGCAAGAGGGAAACGGTTATAGATATTAAAGAGGGCAAGACAGAAAATATAAAATAAATAAAATTTGTGGAGGGAATTTGCATGAACAAAACAAAGATTGACTGGTGTGATTCAACATGGAATCCGGTTACTGGGTGTAATCATGGGTGTGAATACTGCTATGCAAGAGGTATAGCGCACAGATTCGGATTTCACGCAAGCGAACCGGATATTAACGAAAGAGTATTACTTGAATGTCCGGTAAGCGCAGGAAAGAAAGTTCCATATCCATTTGACTTTCATCCGACATTCCATAAATACCGCTTGAATGATTATATCGGAAAACAAGGAAGGAACATTTTTGTCTGCTCTATGGCTGATTTGTTCGGGAAGTGGGTGCCAGACAGTTGGATTGAGGAAGTGTTTAGGTCTTGCGAAAAAGCACCACATCACAATTATTTGTTTCTGACAAAGAATCAGCAAAGATATATTGAACTGTCAGAAAAAGGATTGTTGCCAAATAAACATTGGTATGGTTACTCTGTAACAAAGCAATCTGATTTATGGGAATTTCATCATGCAGACGATTGTGCAGTGAAAAATCTGTTTGTTAGCATAGAACCTATACTAGAACCAATAAGCCCCGGATTTTGTTCGCATTGTCCGGCTGATTGGGTAATAATCGGAGCTGAAACTGGACGGAGAAAAGACAAGGTTGTTCCAAAGCGAGAATGGGTTGAAAGAATTGTGATGGAATGTGAATATTCCGATATTCCGGTATTTATGAAATCAAGCCTTGCAGATATATGGGGCGAACCACTCATACAGGAATTTCCAAAAGAATTAATGAAAATTAAATAGTTTAGTGTCAGTAACAAAGTTTCAGTGCCAGTAGATACGAGAAATCGTGTTTGCTGGCATTTTTATTTTGACATTATCTAATATTTGATAGATTTCCTAACCCTCCTAAGAGGGTGCATCCGTCAGTAATGGTGCTGTAAAGGCGGTTCGATTCCGCACAGGTGCATTTGCGCTTGTGGTTATGCTTTCTGCTTGCAGGTGGTCTATGGCGCAGGTGCAACATTTCCCTTATCCTAGCGTCTGCCCCTTGTGGGTGGGCGCACTCCCTTGAAGCGTAGCCTAACGGATAGAGCGACCATTGCTTTAACAGGCAAGGGAAGATGTTGGTTCGATTCCAGCCGCTTCAATTTTGGACAAGCCAAGTCCTACAAAATGGCAGACCGTTGGTGGACGGTTACACACCTATAAATAACCTAATAACGGAGGGAATACATGAAAACAGATGAATTAAAGGCTTGGGGGCTGACAGATGAACAGTCCGAAAAGGTTATGGCGCAGTATGGGAAGGACGTTTCCAAATTGCAGAAAGAGAATGAGAATCTGACCGCTGACCGTGACAAGGAGAAGGAGCGGGCTGACACCGCAGAGGAAACGCTGAAAAAGTTTGACGGCGTGGACGTGGAAACCATGCAGGCAGAGCTTGCAACATGGCAGCAGAAAGCAAAGGACGCTGAAAAGGATTATGCGGACAAGCTGGCGCAGCGTGATTTCGAGGACGCTTTGAAAGAGGAAATCAGCAGCTACAAGTTCACTTCCGAAGCGGCAAAAGAAGCAATCATGGCAAGAATCAGAGGAGCCGGACTGAAAGTAAAGGACGGAAAAATTTTAGGACTGTCTGACTTGCTGGCGCAGATGAAAGAGAAAGACGCTTCCGCTTTTGTTGACGAAAAGCAGGAAGAACTTGAAGCAGGACGGGCGAAACCGTTCACGGGGCCGCTGAATCCGAATGGCGGCGGCGCAAAGAAAATGACAAGGGAGGAAATCTTCGGCATTAAAGACAGGACAGAAAGGCAGAAAGCCATAGCCGAGAATCTCTCTGAATTTCAGTAAAGGAGAATAATAATGGCAGAAATTACAACGGCGGCACATGAGAATTTAATTAAAAGTGCTGACATACAGGTTACATCAAGAAAAATCGACTTTGTAACGCAGTTCGCCCGTAACTGGGAAGCGTTACAGGAAGTTATGGGTATTACACGCCCTATTGAGAAGCCGAACGGCACAGAACTCACGTCAAAGTACGCAGAGGGTGAGTTACAGGACGGAAAAGTCGGCGAGGGTGAGTTTATTCCCCGTTCCCACTTTACCGTAAAAGAAAAGCCGTATGCAAAGATTACGGTTGAGAAGTATGCAAAAGAGGTATCTATCGAAGCAGTCGCAGAACACGGAGAGGAAGCGGCTATCAACATGACAGACGAAGAGTTTCTTGTCGAGTTGCAGGAAAACGTGACCGGCAGATTTTACGACTACCTCAAGACAGGCACAATGACATTCGAGGAAAAGACTTTTCAGATGGCTTTCGCTATGGCTCTTGGCAAGGTGAAGGACAAGTTCAAGAAAATGCACAGGAACGTTACCGGAATTGCGGTATTTGTAAATACACTTGACTTGTACGCATATCTTGGCAGTTCCGAAATTACCATGCAGACGGCTTTCGGTTTTACCTATCTGAAAAACTTTCTCGGCGCAGAACTGACTTTCGTTTCCAGCGAGATTCCGAGAGGGCAGATGATTGCAACGCCTATCAATAATATTGTTTCCTACTATGTAAATCCACAGAACAGCGGATTTGCAAAACTTGGATTGCATTACACCACAGATGGCGTGACAAATCTGATTGGTTTTGCGGTAGCAGGAGATTATGACCGAGCAACAGGCGTTTCATATGCTCTGATGGGCTTTACACTCTTTGCAGAATACATTGACGCTATTGCGGTTGTAACAATCAACCCAAACAGCACAAACCCGGAATCTGAAAATGTTACCCCGGTAACTCCGACGGCAAAAACCGCAAAAGCGGCAAAAGAGAGCAATCTCTCATAAGGAGTAGGCATGTACGCAGATTATACCTATTACCAAACTGAATACGGCGGAAAAATGTCTGCGGACGATTACAAGCGATTTAGTCGGAGGGCAGAACGCAGGATTGACGGCATAACCGGAAATAAACTGCAATTTGCCTTTCCGACCAATGAGCGAGACGTGGAAGCGGTCAAGGATTGCGTTTGTGAAATGGCGGACTTCCTTTATCAGATTGACAGTTACAATGCCGCCGCTATGGAGAGCATGGGAACGGTGGCGCAGGCTGACGGGACGGTAAAGGGCAAGGTTATAACGTCCATTTCAAGCGGTTCTGAAAGCATTGGATATTCTGCCGCTGGTTCTGCCAGTACCGCCACAATGGAGGCGGCAAAAGATAAGAAAGTGGCTGACGCTATGGTGTATGGTATTGTGCGTGACGGTTTGGGCGGCGTGCCGGACGCAAACGGTGTCAATCTTCTGTATGCCGGAATCCCCTACCCACGCCGCAATGCCCCGATAAGCAGGCCGCCGGAGGATAAGCCAGTGGATAAGCCAACGGAGCCAGAGGAAAGCGAGGGCGGCGAATAATGGGAACTATATCACAAATGGCTGAAAAGTGCCAGAAATGCCCCAAGAGGGATAAATGCGACTACAAAAAAATGTGTGCTTGTGCATACATTGATGAACCGCAGATTGCCAGAGAAGCCGGTATCAGTGCCGGAGTGAGCGCGGCGGCTCCTGCTTTGCGTGAAACCATGCAAATCAATGTCGGCGGCGTAATGACTACCGTTTACAAAGATGAAATTGAAAAAGAGATATACAAGGCATTACGTGAGCCTTTTATGTTGAATTACGGAGCGTGACCGCTATGGGAATAGGCTATGTTGACAGCGTTGTTGTCTATAATCGGTACATAAACGGTCTGATGGAAACCGAAACATATTTCGGCACACGGTTTGATAATGTGCGGATTGAGTTCACGCAGGAAGAAAACCAGACCAGGGCAGGAAAAGAGAATGTAAGTACTTGTCTACTGAAAATCAAAAATAACAGCACACTTCCAAAGCCATTCAAAGACCCTAAAAAGTGGGAAAAGCTGACTACGGAAGAAATGCTTGAATACTTCACTCTGAATACTGGCGGTGATTTCTTCGTTATCGTGAAGCGAGAAGGACTTAACCTTGACATTGAACCCCCTACTGGATTGATAGAAAGCAGTACAAGTGAACTTTACAACGGTAATTTCTTTGAGTACATGAAAGCGAATTACGGTTATGTGTATTCTTTGAATAGCTTTGCACAGCTTGATTTGATTCCGCATTTCCAAGTGGGTGGATTGTAATATGGCTATGCGTTCAGCGTTGATACGGTGGACGTTTATACCTTAATACCAAGATTTGAAATAGGAGGAAGATAATGAATCCAGAAGAATTTTATAAAAGAATGGCAGAGTTGGCAGAAGATTATGACATAGAAGACGGCCATTACACAATGGATATGCTTATGTGTGAAGTTCTTAAATCTCTTGGGTACGAGAAAGGTATTGAAGTGTTTGAAAATGTAGACAGATGGTATGCATGATGAAGGGAGTAGCCTATGCCCGAAGAAATCAAAGAACGCCTGTCAAAAACGGAATATGATTTGGAATTTAGCAAAATAAATTTTGAAAAGTTAAGTAATATTAAACCGACAGAAGATAACAGGGAATATAAAATCACCACAGGAGAACTCCCAGTAGAATTATTAAAGGCAGGTGTAAGTTATGGCAGAAGAGATAAAAGAAAGATTATCGAAAACGGAATATGATAAGGTCGGGGAAATGCTGCTGGAACTGATTGCGGAGTGTCCGTTTATTCCAAAGGACGCAAAGATTAAGTACAACTCTAAAGATGTTGGAAAGTGCGTGTATATCATAACTGCCGGGGGCGGAATAAAAAAATGGGACATTTCCGGAGGGTTTACGGCAGAGCTTAATATCCAGCTTGCCTACCAGAGCTTTCCAACCGGAAACGGACAGATGATAAATGCACAGTCCGTTTTGGATAATATTGCTGGCTGGCTGGAAGATGTAGAAAATCTTCCAAAATTAACAGGAAACAGAAAAATAACGAAGTTTACCGCAAGTGACAGTTTTTCAGCCGTTGAAGAAGTCGAGGGTGACAAAGCAACTGTCTATGTATCAAATGTGGTAATGGAATATCGAAAGAAAGGAGCATAAAATTGAAAAGACATGAATTACAGCATTTTGTAGATATAGCGATGGATAAAACGCTGTCAAAGACAGATTATCACTTGCTTGGAGAAGGTATAGCGTCTTTATCAGAAGAATTTAATGCAGAAGAGGAAACAGAACAGTGGATTAATCAGAAAAACGGCACAACTGATACGAAATCCTATACGCCTTCCATTTCTGTCGAAATTCAGGACGTGGACCAGGAAGATGTAGCACTTGCTGAATGGATTAATAATCTTGTAGATACTCTCCCGACTGGAAGCGAGGCAGTATCATCTTATGTCCGAGTAAGAATAAAAGGAGAAGGGCCATCTTATCCTGCAGTACAGCGTATGTGCACGATTACAGTTGGAAATACAGGAGGGGACGCAGGAGCCAATGTGACAAACTCTATTACACTTGGTGGACGCGGCGATGGTATCACGGGAACGTTCAATGCAGAAACCAAGAAATTCACAGCAGGAGGAGCTTCGGGAGCCTCTTTGGATAAATCGAAATCATTAAGCGATTAAGGAGGGAATATGGATAGTTTACGCATTGATAATGGTCTGAAAAAGATTGAGGTGAATGACGCAGGGGAATGCATAGAATTTTCTGTTTTGGACAATGGCTTTTTCAGGGGATTTTCAGAATTGATGCAATGGTTTGATGGGAAAAACACCCAGGGAAACATTAAGGACATAGAGGAGCAGGCCGGGAAAGTTGTTTCTGACAATGGGGATGGAATCAACCATGAAGCACTTAGCAATGTCCTTGATATCCGGGATAAGGTAAGTAAAGAGGCCTGTGAAAAGATTGATAATATTTTCGGTGTCGGGGCATCGAAAAAGATTTTCGGAAGTATCATTCCAGATATGTATTCAATTGCGGAGTTTTTTGAAAAGATTGCTCCGTTTATTGAGAAGTATGCAAAAGAGCGAAATCAGACTATTAACAGGAAGTATAGCAAGGGCAGGAAGGGTTCTAAAAGCTGATGTTCAATATCATGCTTGACAGACTTCCAACAGAATACAAAGGTTATCCCATCAACAGCGATTTCCGCATAGGAGTACAGATGTTTCAGGCTTTAAGTGACAATGGATTAACTGACATGGAAAAGATGTCTATATCCTGTGCGCTGTTGTTTGATGTGGAGGGCGCCGAGGAATACCCCGACATGACGACCATGCAGGAGGGCATACAGTGGTTTTTATCTGACTGGTATACGGACAACCCTGTCAAGGGCAAGGAAGAACAGAAAAAGGATATGGACTATGATGTAGACCAGTGGCGCATCTTCTCTGCCTTTTTGGCACAATTTGGGATAAATTTGAATACTGTTGATATGCACTTTTGGGTGTTTATGGGGCTTTTGTCCACACTGGAAGAATGCGCTTTTACTAGAATTGTGGATATCCGCACAAAGAAGATTGACCCGAAGTTGAAGCCGTCCGACAAAACAGAACTTAAAAAGGTCAAAGAACGTTATGCACTTGAGAGCGTAGAAGATTTCCAAATGTCTCCGCAGGAGCAGGCGGAATATGACGCGTTTATGAAATATGTGAAGAAAGGAAAGGAGCAGTGAAAGATAAAAAAATAGGAATATATACCATGCAATGTGGAACGCAGTGCGTTGGATGCGATTACCCAATACATTTTGATACATATACAGGATGCTCTTTTGCCTGCTCATATTGCTTCGCAAACGAAAAGCCGAATAAAAACATTGTTGCACCTACAAACGGAGGAATTAACGCTTTGCGTCTATTTATCAGTGGCAAACGGACAAGTGAAACGAGGTTCTGCGACTGGAGTATACCCATACACTGGGGTTCGACGAGCGACCCATTCCAACCGATAGAAAAGACGGAGTGCAAAACCCTTGAATGTCTGAAATTGCTTGCAGAAACAAAATATCCGTTTATCATCAGCACAAAAGGAACGCTGATAGCAGAAGAACCTTATGTAAACCTTATTTCGAGATGCGAGTGTGTCGTGCAGATTTCCGTCGCTTGTAAGGAATATGACTCATTAGAAAGCGGCGCGCCAAAGTTTGAAGAGCGCGTAAAAACGGTTGAAAAGTTAAACAGTAAGGCTAAAAGGGTAATCATAAGGATTCAGCCATATTTCCCGGTGTACTTTTCTGAAATCAAAGAAAATCTCAAGGTTTTTTCGGATGCAGGAGCATACGGAATTATAATAGAGGGATTCTCCACGAGAAGAAAGAAGAAATGTACAGACGGAATGGAATGGAACGGTAGCAGGTATCAGTATTCGGTTGAGATTCTTTCAGAACATTTCAAAGAAATAAAGAAAGAAGCGCATAAGTGCGGACTTAAATTCTTTTGCGGCGAAACAAGACTGCAATTTCTTGGAGATGATTTGACCTGTTGCGGGACGTTAGGACTTAGTAATTTTGTTCCAAATAAATACAATTTGCCACATATGGCCTATGACAAGAATTATCCTGCGCCAACAAAAGCAATGAAGCGTCCGGGAACTGCAAGGCCATTCCGAAGTGTCAATCAGAGCACAGAATGGTATAACAAAATAAAAGACGCGAGTTTTGAAGAAATGATGAACGATAACAAAGAATATGTAGACTGGCTCAGAGATTTAAAGGAGGTGTATGGATAATGTGTACGAATATGGGTGGAAAAGGGAAGACGGGGGGGACAAAAAGAACTTCTCAGAAGCCGAGTAAGCCATCATATTTTAAAGAATCAGAAAAAGCTGTTCAGTTGCAGGCTAATTTTCAACGGAGAGATACAGGAAAAGAATATTCTAAAATGGTGTGGGTTCCAAAATCCCAGCTTACAGATGATGGAAGACCATCAAGATGGATTGAGGGACAGAAACAGGACCAGGAAGGTTCTTATGTAATGTCCTGGCAGGATTCAAAGGGAAAGAAATTTGGTTCTGGCATGACCCAAAGAGAAAAAGAATATGCACAGAACAGGCAGAAAAGATTTGAGTCGGGTGCAAAATCTTATAATGATTTGCTTGCAAAGGCAAAATCAATGGGAGTTAAGGGAGTCCGGGTTGGAATGAAGAGAAAAACCATTCTGAAAAAAATAGAAGAATTTGAAAAGAAAAAGAAATGATTGTTTACCGACACGTAAATGGAGCGTGCCGCTAACCTGAAAAAGCTACGGGCAGGGAATAAAGACATCTCTGCTATGTGGAGGTGTCTTTTTATATGGCAGGATATGACGGAAGTATAAGAATAAACACGCAATTAAATACGAAAGATTTTGAAAAGGGCTCAAAGAGTCTTATTTCCGGAATAAAAAGCATTGGAAACAGCCTCAGAGGGATTATAGGTTCTCTTGGATTTGGTCTCGGAATAGCAGGATTGGTTGCGCTTGGAAAACAGGCTATTGATACAGCCAGCGATATCCAGGAAGTGCAAAATGTCGTTGATACAGCCTTTGGCAGCATGTCTTATAAGATGGAGGAGTTTGCTCAAAATTCTGTAAAACAATTTGGCATCTCTCAATTATCTGCAAAACAATTAGGCTCTACTTTTATGGCTATGGGGGCCTCTATGCTTGATAATATGGAAAAGTCCAGCGACATGGCAATAAATTTGACGGCGCGTGCGGCTGATATGGCTAGTTTCTATAACAAAAGTATAGAAGAGACCTCTTTTGCCTTAAAGTCTATATATACCGGAGAAACAGAATCTTTAAAAGAATATGGCGTTGTAATGACTCAGGTTAATCTCCAGGAGTTCGCAAGGCAGCAGGGGATTAACAAGAGCATCCAAGCCATGACACAGGCAGAAAAAGTGGAGCTGCAATATGCTTATGTCATGCAGCAGACTGCACTTGCGGCCGGGGATTTTGCAAAGACTTCCGATAGCTGGGCAAATCAGACAAGAATACTGTCGGAGCAGTTCAAAGAATTGCTATCTATCTTGGGTTCTGGGCTTATCACCGTCCTCACACCTGTCATTAAATTTCTGAATACAGTGCTTACTATGCTTATAGCGATTGCGAAACAAATCGGAGCCGTTTTGTCGAGTTTGTTTGGCATAAAAATCCCAACAGCAGATTCCGGCAAGTTTGCATCGGATTTATCCGCAGCGGCAGGAGGGGCGGACGACCTGGCAAATGGAATGGATGCAGCTGGAAAGTCGGCAGAGAAAGCCGGGAAAGCCGCAAGCAAAGCCCTTGCCCCATTCGATAGGCTGAATGTTCTGAGCAAGGATTCAGGCGGGGGAGGGGGTTCTGGCTCAGGAGCCGGTGGAGGTGCTGGCGGCGGTGGATTTGAAATGCCGGAACTTTCTTTCAAGGAAGACACGGCGGGCGCAGCTGCGCTCGGCGGCGCGCTTGACGGAATCCTGGATAGGCTTAAGCAGCTGAAAGATTTATTTGTCAAGGGATTCTTTGAGGGGCTTGGGGACTATAAGCCAGTACTTGAAGAATTGAAAAAAGACATCTTATCAATAGGGAAGACTTTGAAAGAAATTTTTACCGACCCGGAAGTTGTCGCCGCGGCAAACAGATTCGCAGAACAGTTAGCGTATTCCCTGGGGCAGGTCGTAGGCTCCATTGCAAGCATTGGGCTTACGATAGCGCAAAATCTTGTGGGCGGCATGGAAAAATACCTCACGCAAAACAAAGAAAGAATCAAACAATATATTGTTTCCATGCTTGATATTGGAACAGAAATAGCAGCAATAATCGGAAATTTTTCTGTTGCTCTGGCAGACATCTTTTCGGTATTTGGCAGCGATACGGCGCAGCAGATTACTGGAAATTTAATTGGTATATTTGTAGAAGTAGGTATGCTGATTTCTGAAAATGCTGCAAAACTTGGTCGGGATATCTTAAATATGATTGCCCAGCCAATTATTGACAACAAGGATAAAATCAAAGATGCAATAGAGGGAACTTTGAAGGCTATTGAACCTTTTACAAGTGGGCTTTTGTCAATCGTACAAAACATAAGGGGCGCAGTTTCGAAAGTGTACGATGAGCATTTGAAACCTTTGTTTGATTCTGTTACGAATGGACTTTCAAAAATTGTAGGCAAGTTACTGGATGGATATAACAAATACATAGTTCCAGTATTTCAAGGACTTGGAGATAAATTCAAAGAAATCATGGAAGGTCCGTTTGGTGATACGATTGGAAAGGTTGCAGAATTTATCGGGAAGTTGGTAGATGCAGTAAAACTCCTTTGGGAAAACGTATTAATTCCATTTTTTTCTTGGGCCGCAGAAAACATTATGCCCGTTCTTGCCCCGATTGTTAATTTTATCGGAGAAACTGTACTGATAGTTCTTGAAAAAATTATAAAAATAATCGGAAATATTTCTGGTGCACTTAGCGGGATTATAGACTTTGTTGTTTGTGTTTTTACTGGAGACTGGGAAAAGGCGTGGAACGGGATAAAAAAATATTTTTCAGAAACATGGGACTCTATAAAAAATCTCCTTTCTACAACATGGGAAATTATCGGTAGCCTTATTAAAAATGGAGTTGAATTAGTAAAATCAGTGATAATAGCAGCATGGGAACGTATTAAGACAACTACTTCTATAGTTTGGAATGCAATAAAAGGCATTCTATCTACAGTTCTCGGTGCAATGAAAGCACTTGTTGCCACTGTATTTAATGTAATAAAAACTACAATAACGACGGTATGGAACGGGATAAAATCCGTTACTTCCATAGTATGGAATGGGATAAAATCTTCGTTGACTGTAATTTGGAATATATTAAAAACCTTAGTTTCTACAGTATTTAATGCAATAAAAAAATCAATTATAAACGCATGGAATAATGTGAAAGTCGTAACTTCAACAGTTTGGAATGCAATAAAAACTACAACTTCAAATATATGGAATGGAATCAAGAAAACAGTAACAGGTATTTGGAATGAGCTCAAGAGCTCTGTATCTACAGTATTTAATGGAATAAAAGACACAATCACAAATGTCTGGGATTCAGTAAAAACTGCTACCTCCACAATATGGGAAGGAATTAAGAACGCAATAAAGGCGCCAATTAACGCGATTATTGGTTTTATAAACGGAATGATAAGAGGTGTCATAAATGGAATAAACGGGGTGATAGGTGTGTTAAACGGCCTTAATTTTAAAATCCCTGATTGGATTCCTGAGTTTGGAGGAAAAAGTTTTGGTTTTAATATTCCAAAAAAGACAGCACCGCAGATTCCATATCTTGCGTCTGGTGCGGTAATCCGTGGCGGAGACCCTTTTATGGCAGTACTTGGAGACCAGCCACGCGGACAAACGAACATAGAAACTCCACTTCCAACAATGATAAAAGCATTTAAACAGGCCATGGAAGAAATGGGTGGTCCAGGTGGCGGAGAATATACTTTCATCGCACAGATTGACGGAAAAACAATTTTTAATGAAACAGTAAAACAAGACCGCATGTATAGAAAGACTACCGGCCGTAGCGGATTCGCATATTAGGAGGAAAAAATGTTTGAAGGATGGCTTATAAAATTCGGGAATGTGATTCTTCCAAATAGTTTTATTCTTACAGACGGCTGGGAATCCACGCCAAACCAGAGAGTGGAAATCGATGCATACAGAGATGCGAATGTCCTCCTACATCGAGAAACCAGTGAGAATTTTAAAACCTCTTTAACGCTTAATATCCGCTCTATGGATTTGGTGGAAATGACAGCCTTCAAAAATGTGATAGGCCTTGCGACACTTGAAATAACCAGCAAGAGAGAGCGAAGGCTTAGTGTTACATATTGGAACGATGAGGAATTAACATATAAAACAGCAACAATGTATATGCCAGATATTACATATTCCATTCGCACAGTCGATGAAGCTGCAAAAAATATAGAATATAATTCTTTTTCGATAGAACTGATTGAATATTGAGGCAGGAAAATGATTGATTATAAATATAAAGATTTGTTTTTAGATAACAGTATACCAAAACAGGTGACAATCTCATTTGATAATGTGGTTTTAACCAATGAGGATTTATATAATCAAGAAATGACGCTGGAAGAAAATCTTTGTTCCGAAGAGGAGCTTCGTTTTGGCTCCTGCGAATCAAGTATACTCAGTTTTAAGATATCTGATGTATTCTCTCCAATGGCTGGAAAATGGCTAGATGTCAAAATGACGATAGATAAAAATACAGATTCTCCTTTTTTAATCGGAAAATACAAAGTGAACTCGGACAAACTTTCTGGAGACAAGAGTTACCGGGAGATAGTAGCATACGATGCCATGTATGACATCATAAATTCAAGTGCAATAAAATGGTATAACACTATATTGCCACACAAAGACAGCAAAGTCACAATGAAGCAATTCCGCACAAGTTTCATACATCACTTCGGCTTAGAACAAGAAGAAGTAGAGCTTATAAATGATGGAATGATAATAAAAAAAACAATCCAGGTTGAAGAAGATATTGAAACAGATCAGGTGAGTGTTTTAAATGAATCCGCACTTAGCGGCCTTGATGTGATAAAAGCGATATGCGAAATAAACGGATGTTTTGGACATATTGGCCGAGATGGAAAATTTCATTATATTTACCTCAAGCAGAATATTCAAGGATTATATCCAGCTAATAATTTATTCCCGGACCACGCACCAGATTATCTTCCCCAGACCAAAACAGGACATTTATATCCACAGGACCCAAAATCAAACCGTATTGGAAAATCTTATTACATAGAATGTATTTATGAAGATTTTGCCACGAAATCAATTGATAAACTACAAATAAGGCAAGAGGAGAATGATATAGGACAGGTATGGCCGGAAGTAGGACTTCGCCCAGAAGATAACTGTTATATTATTGAAAATAACTTCTTAGTGTATGGGAAGTCCGCGGCGGAGCTTCGAATTGTTGCAAAAAATATTTATGATAAAATTCACGAAATTTCATACAGGCCATTTGAGTGTGATGTGATTGGAAACCCTTGTTTGGAAGTCGGGGACCCTATAAGGATTTTAACAAGACATGATGTTGTAGAAAGTTATGTATTGCAGAGAACATTGAAAGGCACGCAGGCTCTTCGTGATAGTTTTAAATCTGATGGAGTAGAAAAATATTCAAAAAAAGTAAACGGAATGCAAAATTCCATTATTCAATTAAAAGGAAAAACAAATATCCTGGAAAGAAACGTCGACGAAACGAGACTTGAAATGAGGGATATGGGAGAGGAGCTGTCCACGGAGATTTCCGTTACTGCCGCCGGGATAAACGAGACGATAAAAAATACCAAAGAAGGCCTGGAAACAAAAATTTCCAAAACGGTAAGAAGCATAGAAATGTCCGTATCGAATAATAAAACTGGAAAAACAGCGGAGGTGAAGTTGTTAATCACTGACGAAGGAGGGACCCAGTATGAGGTTACTGCAGATAAGATAGATTTAACCGGCCTGGTTTCTTTTACAAATCTTGAGACTGGAGGACAGACAATCATAAACGGAAACAACATCACTACTGGGCAGATAAATTGTGATTTATTAAACGGGGGAAAAATACTGGGACAAACAATAGAAGGAGGGCGCATAAACGGAACTATTATTAAAGCGAAAGACGGTATTTATCTGCAGTACATAAATCCAATCGAAAGACCGCCGGGAGGATATGAATTTGCTTTTGCAGAAGTTGAAGCTGTCAGCAGTGGAATTAACGGTTCTGTAATAAACATAAACGCTCCTTCTGGGGAGACGTGCATAAGCCTTGGGTATGGAGGAATTCCTGCACCTAACATGGTTTTTTATCCTGTAAGTTTCCCGAAAGGGGCAATGATAAATGGAGCAGTTATAAGTGAAGCATTGATACACAGCGTAAGTAAAGAAAGTGCATCAGCGAATTTTTTTTATTCTAGTGATATACCAGGAGATGTTGCAGAAGCGACATTTAATCTTAAAACTTCCGGAGTTTTTAACACAATATATGGAAAATATTATACAAACAAGCATTTAGCTGGCGAATCAAAAGTACTTACAGCACTTTTTGATGGAGAAAATCCAAATTTTTTTCCAAAATATCAAAGAGTTAAAGGTGTTTCCTATGTTGGAAAAAGAACATTCGTTTTTGTTTTTGATGTGGAAGGAAAACTTATCGTAAGAAATGCGAGTTCTTCTGATTTAATATCAGAAGAAAGAACAGAAATAGAATACAGGATTGACTATTTTAATTTATGATATATGAGGTGAGTATATGAATAAGTGTTATTACCGAATTGTCTGGGAGAACTACCCAAGTGACAGAACGCCGCTAAATGAGCAAAATTTGAATAAAATCGACGTGGCAACGGATGAGATGGACAACCGTATTATCTCTTTAGATTCCACAAAGTTTGATAAGTCAGAAGCGCAGATGCTTGTCAAGTACATAGAGTATGATGAGGAAACAGGAATTTTCAAAATCACACATTATAACGGAGCAAGTTACACCATTGATACGCTACTTGAAAAACTGGCCGTTAATTTCGATTATGACTACCAGACACAGCGTCTTATTATCATGCTTTCAGATGGCGAGATAAAATATGTTGATTTGTCGGCCCTCATTACACAATATGAATTTTTGGACAGCGAAACCGTGCATTTTACCATAAGCGGAGATGGAAAGGTAAAGGCAGAGGTAAAAGAAGGGAGCATACAGGAAAGGCACCTGCGGCCGGAATACTTGGCGGATATACGGGTGGAGTCCGCCAAGGCGGAAGCCAGCGCAGTGGCGGCCGATACAAGCGAGAAAGCAGCAAAAGTGAGCGAAACTGCAGCCAAAGAATCTGAGATAAATGCTGCTAGCTCCGCTACGGAATCAGCAAACAAAGCAACGGAGGCGGCAGTATCTGCAACTACAGCAACTCAAAAGTCAGAAGAGGCGGCAATATCAGCACAAGAAGCAGCGGACAGCGCGAAAGAATCAGCGGAATCAGAGGCGAGTTCCTTAGCTTCAGCAGAAACAGCTGGGCAACATGCTGCCGCCGCTTCCACTGAGGCGGAAAAAGCGGCTGGAAGCGCAATAGCTTCTACCGTAAAAGCAGAAGAATCAGCGGAATCTGCCAGATTATCCCAAAGTTATGCCATTGGAACTGGTGGAGAAGTTCGGGAGAATGACGATACGGATTGCGCAGAATACTATTATGAACAGGCAAAAAGAGTAATCCAAGGTGTCAGTGGAATTGTTCCGATGGGAACGATAACCTTTGAGGGACTCTCCGATACCGAACATCAGAAAACAGGATATATGTTTAATATATCAGATTCTTTTGTTTCCGATGAGCGCTTTTCTGATGGCGGAGGAATATTTTACGGCGCTGGAAACAATGTTCTTTACACAGCAGAGGGAAAGTGGGATGTTCTGGCTGGCGCAATGGTTTCTGGAGTAAAAGGAGCCGAAGAGACGGAATACAGACAAGGATTCGTAAATATAACAGCCATGGATATCGGGGCAATTGCAAAGCACAAAAAAACTATCTTATTAAACGATGACATATATGACACAAATACTTATTATCCTGTAACAGGTACGAGAATGCGTAACAACGAAATTAATCAAATGGAAGTTATGACAACGCTTGGAAGAAGCGGTACGCCACCATGGTCGACGCATGCAGAAGGTTTCTTCTTTCATTTAGCAATAGAAGAAGTAGGTAGCGGCTGGGGAGCAAATAACGGTAATAGATTGATTTTAGCAAACAATTCTATGTGGACAGATAAAAATTGCGGTTGGTATAGACAATTAAACTCGATATCTATGCCTGTTTTCTTCTTGAGAGGCGGAGGAATTTATTATGTTACTACAGATTATGAATGTGATTGGACAATTCATGCCTCCACATATGAACCAAATGAATACGAGAGCGTTTCTCCAACAACAACACTAGAAACGACGGATTGGGGAGCGAATCTCGGAACTGATATAAGGGGAAATTCCTCTTCGTCTGGAAGGGCAAGATATTTGCAATCAATACAAAACGACGGTACGCCATATGAAAATTTCTATTTATTACAGAGTAGATTTGTTGGAAACGATGATTTTAAATTAGAGATTTCAAATAACAGTAATGTTGACAGCACAAAATACAATGTTTGCGTTGATTATTCGCAAAATGCAAATTCTGCGAACAGTGCTGGGAGTGCCACTACTGCCGGAAGCGCGGCTATTTCTTCCAAGCTAGGAAGAGACGGCAATATAAATAATCCAATGACGTTTCTTTGGCGTGGACAGAGCGGACAGCCTACATGGCTGTGGGGCAGTAATGATGGTAGTAATAATTATGTGTATAATCCATCCAATTTTAGCGTGAATTATGCTGCAAGTGCGAACGTTGCTAATTCTGCAACCAGAGCCGTACAAGACCAGCATGGCAATAATATTTCCGACGCTTATTTGAGAAAATCAGATGCTGGTATAGTTTATGCAACAAGCCAGAATAATATATCTTTATCAAGTGGTTCATGGAATAATAGTTTTTGTGGTTTAACGATACCTGCAGGAGTATATGTTGGAACTTTTCAATTTCATTTCAATGCCTTTGGAAGTGGAAGCACAACCGGAAAAAGAATGGTTCGATTTGCAGGTACTCCTTTTGGAGGCATAAATAATGCTCCTGCAACCGGCTCTGCGCAGCATTTAACATCTTCTGCTGTATTTAGCCTTTCGTCAACAACCACGATTCATGGCGGTGCGTATCAAAATAGTGGATCAACAGCCACAGGATGCAGTTGTGTGATATATGTTGTAAAGATTAAATAATGGTACAACAAAATAATAAAAATAACTTAGAATAATTACAAGAAAATACAGGAGAATGATTATGGATAACGATTTAACCAGACGGGAGCATGATGGTTTCCACAAAGAATTTGCAGAGCGGATGGACGCTGAAAATACGAGACAAAACAAGCGCCTGGACCTTCTTGAGAAAAACGCTAATCATATTACTGATTTAACTGTTTCAGTAGAAAAAATCGCAGTAAACATGAGTAATATGTTGGAAGAGTTAAGAAATCAAGGGGAACGTCTGGAAGCCCTAGAAAACGAACCAGTAGAAACTTATAAACAAATACGAACAACAATCATAGCCTCGTTGATAGGAACTGTTGTAGGTTCTGTTGCAACGGCAATAACTATGTTTTTTTGAAAGGAGAAAATATGAAGAAAAAGAACTTAAATGAATGGCTGAAAGCGGCTGGAATCCGTGCTGTTAAAACCATGGCGCAGACAGCGGCAGCCATGCTTCCTGCAGCGGCCACTATCAGTGCAGTGGACTGGACAACTGTACTAGGCACTGCGGCTCTGGCCGGAATAGCTTCCCTGCTGACATCAGCGGCAGGCCTGCCGGAACTGGACAAATCAGAAACCCTATGTTAATCATCAACAGCAACATTCACAAACGTAACAATAACTGCATTCAATAAAAGAAAAAGAAAAGAGGAAAAACTATGAATATTAACAAAGACTACATCTCAACGCAAAACACCTATACTGGAAAAAATTCTCCTAAATATATCGTCATCCACGAAACGGATAATTTTTCAGCAGGGGCGGATGCACAGCGTCACGCTTCTGCACAGGCGGCCGGACATTTAAGTACTTCTGTCCACTATTACAGCGGCTCAGACGGCGTCTACCAGGCCGCCAGCCACACAGACGGAACTTTATCCGTGGGACGTGAATACGGAGGAAATCACGCTATTCATGACGCCGCAAACCGTAATACCATAAACATTGAAATCTGTGTAAATCCAGATGGAGACTACGCAAAGGCCCGCAGCAATGCCATTGAGCTGGTAAAGTACCTGATTCAACAGACAGGCATTCCGGCAGAACGTGTTATCCGTCATTTTGACGCCAAAGGAAAATATTGCCCCAGAAACATGATGGACAATCCTGCTTTGTGGGAGGATTTCAAAAAACAGATTGGGCAGGCTCCTGCAGAACAGCAGGAAAGCACTAAGCCGGCCCAGCCATCTCAGGCACCAGAGGATAAGAAGGAAGTATGGTATCGTGTAGGTTCCGGCTGGAAAAACGGAATCTGCTTGAATCAGACCGGCGCTTACCACAATAAAGACTTTGCCATTGCAGACTGCAAGCCAGGCCAAAATGTCTATGATAAAAAAGGAACTGTCATTTATTCTCGAGAAAATACAGCAGGGAAAACCTCTGGAGAAAATACTCCAGCGGCCGACGGTACAGTTTACACTCAGAAACAATTCATCCTGGACGTGCAGAAAGCCACGGGCTCCAATCCAGATGGCATTGCCGGAGATGAGACGCTTGGAAATACTGTGACAGTTTCCAGAAGCACACATAAGTATCATGCGGTTGTGACGCCGCTGGAACGACGTATGAAGGCCCTGGGGTATTATCGGGGAGAAGTGGAAGCGGACCGGGGAGAGCCGCCTTGTTTTGGAAAAGGAATGGAATCTGCGGTAATTTCTTACCAGAAAAAAGTTTTGAAATATAAGAATACGGATGGGGAGATTACGGCCGGAAAGAAGATGTGGAAATCTCTGCTGGGAATGATTTGATTTTTCTCTTGACATAAGAGAAAAATATACATATAATTAAGATGTGCATAAGCACATCGCGTGAATTTATATGTTATTACCGGCGGGTCCCACTTGAGTTCCCGCGGTCAGGTAAAACACCTTGGAGCTCTGACCCCTGTATTTTTAAAACAGGGGTCATCTTCGTTTAAAAGTTTTTTAAAATTAAAAACTAAATTTTTCGAATCCAATTAATTCATAATCCTCCGGCTCTCCTCCTTCGTCAAATGAAATCGGTTTTTTTACCTCGTTAAATATCATATTTTTTTCATCTGGATTCAGCGCACGCCCATATTCATCACAAATCCAAGCTTCCATATTCATACCCCCAGAACCTTCGTAATTCACAGCAACAAGTCCAAGCTCCTCCAACTTATAAATTTCTATCAAATCGTGAAATTTTGCGCATCCTTTTTTTTCCAATATTTTAAACATTCTTTTTCCTCCTCAAATCTGTATGCTCTTCGGATTCACTGATAAGCCAGTCCCTTCCGACTTTCCGGGCTGTTTTAAATCCTCCTTTTAGCGCTTTGTGTCTGGCTGTCGAAGGGTCAATACCGTTTTTTCTGGCCCAGTCAGCCAATGCTATTTCTCTATCTTCTTTCATTTTATAACTCCTGTTCTCGAAACATTTTCAAATACTCTTTCAAACGTTTTGAAACACCGTAGTGTTTGTCTAGTGGAATGATATTTTTGCTTGTTTTTTTCATAATTTCTTCCTGCCCACCAAAACTGATTCCTCTCAGCTCAAGTCCCTCGTTTGACAATTGTTCTACGAGCAACAAATTGATTTCCATACAATTTAATTTTTTACGAAATCCTTCTGGAATTTTTAATTTTAATTTTTCAAAATCTGTTACATCTCCAGCCTTAAAGTTGTTTTCAAAATATTTTTCCATATTATTTCTCCATTCTCCCCGTTGAGCCGATAGGTCAGCTTATTTGTCAGCTTATTTTCAAGCGGTTACGGTTTGTCTGTAATTTTTATATCCGTCAAACTTCACACAGTAACCCTTCTTATTATAAACTGCGTTTATCGGTACGACTCTTAAAACTTCGATGGTGTTTTTATCAAGAACTTTAATTTCTCCATTACAGAACTCCATTCCTGGTTTCACTTTTGAAACTTCTAAGTCATCATGATATCTAGAGGGCTCATTTCCAGCCTTCATCCATAGGTCATTTTCTTCATGTGCCGGATTCCAAACGCAAACAACTCCCATCACTTTTGAGAAAATTTTTTCGCCGTCGGTGTAAAACCCTTTTTTAATATTCTGTACGTTCATCATCCTCCCTCCTTTTCTGGTGGGCCTCTTAAATTCGGCCCATGCCATTTTCAGGCAGAGAGAGAAGATATTCTCTGTATTTTCTTTTTTAATTGTCCATGCTCTTTTCATTATCTTTTTCAACTCTGCCTTTTTCATTTTTATTTCCTCCGTTCCTTTGATGATTATATATTACCACGTATACGTGGTAATGTCAATATATTTTTTTAAAATTTGTCACAAATATTGTCACGAAAAATAAAAAGTGTTATATTTAAAGCAATTATAGAGTTTTTAAAGGCGGGTTCGACTCCCGTTATCTGCTTATCTAGTAAATATCCGTAAACATAAATAGTCCCTAGCAAAATCAAGGGTTTCTGGATATTTTATTAACACAATTTATGATGTAAGTTAATTCTATATTATATGTATTTATATCATTTTTTGTCATAAATTTGTCACAGGATTATCCAGGATTTCCCTGCGTAATTTCTCCGCCGCTTTCCTTTTCGCCTGCTCGTCTTTATCCATCATAGAATGTCGATATACAGTTTTCATAACGTGGTCCGTTTTCCACCCGCCCATTTTTATTATATCGGCTTCTGGAATATTCATGGAGCTCATTTTAGAAGCAAAGTAGTGCCGCATCTTATGTAAAGAGAATTTAGGCAGGCCCATGGAGCGCTGGGCCTTATATAAAAAACATGTGATACTGTTTGGGTGCCCATCATATACATACCCTTGCTCTATTATCTTCTTTGCCACATCTTCTGGAATAATAACTTCTCTAGTGCTTTCAGGCGTCTTGGTAATTTTAATAATCCAGTTCTTATTTTCATCCTGAACCATGTTTTTATTTATTTTGATAATATCTCCTTTTATGTCATTCAAAGACAATGCACATATCTCAGACCTTCTTAGACCATAGCAGCCAAGAATGATTGGAATTTCAAACATGGTCCCGCTGGAGTAATCCAATATCTTTCTTACATCATCGTCAGTCGGTATATATGGCTCTTTTTTAATTTTTTGTGGGAGAGTAGTAGTAAGTTTCAGGTTGGGGCAAAAAATACCTAGAACAGACGATATGAAGCCATGGCGGTTTTTTACGGTCTTAGGGCTAAGGCTTTTCGACATCTCATTTATTTCCGTTTGCACATCGAGAGCTGTAATGTCATGCACATTTTTTTCAAGGAAATAGGTTGATAAATTTTTTATGATGGTTTTATATCCCCGGACCGTACTGGGAGATAAGATATTGCGCCTTGATTCTATGTATTCTTCAGCGGCAGCCTGGAAGGTCATGCTCTTATATTTCTTCTGCATTTTGTCCAGCTCTTCCGCCATGGCCTGTATGGCTTCTTTTTGCGTAGGTTTTTTATCAAAAATAACAGAGTAGGCCTTTCCTTTGTACATTTTTCGGACCCGGTAGGAGCCGGATGGCAATTTTTCGATTTTCATGATTATCCTCCTTAAAAATGAGTATAAAAAATACAGCCTGTGAACCATACGCTATTTTCGTACATTTCACTTGCAAGCTGCCCCTGAAAATGATATAATGATTTCGTCAAAAGAAGTATATCATTTTCAGGGTATATTTTAAAATCGTTCGGTGTTTGCGGCACCGGGCGATTTTGTTTAATATTCGTATTTAGGCCTGACAATCATCCATATTATCCACAATCCACCTGTGCAAAATATAAGCAAAAGGTCCAATAATAAATTATATTTTTTCTTTCTTTTCGTAGGTGAAGTTACTGTAGCAGCTGCAGAAGCTGAAGCAGATGCGCTTGAAGAATTATTTACGATAATATTCGGATTAATATTTCCTATATTTTCCACTTGTTTTCCGCATTTCGGACACACAACGCATTCTCTGTCTATAACTTCCCCACAATGTTTGCAGTACTTTTGTTTTTCTTCCATAACTTTCCCTCCTTTTCTCCCTTCTTTGGTTTATTTTTTATTAAAACGCCTATGGCGATTTAATCTTTGTATATTGATATTTTTTCCATACCGTTTATTTATTTCCTTGACAAATCAGAATGTAAGTACTATCATACTATCAGAACATACATTCTAAAAATTAGGGGGGGGGGGGACGGTCATGAATTTTAAAAAACTCATCAT